ATAATTAGAACCTCCAAACTCTTTTAAGAAACCTTTTTCTTTCATTATTTTTTTTATAATTTTAACTATCTTTGTATAACTTCCTTTTGTGTACACATCTATTTGAATCGTATAAGTCGTTTCTAATTCTTCATTTTCAGCATACATTGAACCATTTTCATTAAGTATTTCATATTCAATATAAGGTGCTACAGTATTATCTGGGGCTTTTAAAAGATATATTTTAGGATTTTCATTTGTATCTACTCCTATTAATGAAATTAAAGCTTCATTATTTAATACTTCCTTTAATAACTCTTCAATCATTTAATTATCTCCTTAGCTATAATATTTACAGCTTGATCCGCCACTTTATCTACAGCATTACTAAAAAATCCAATATGTTTTTTATTTGTAGATGAACCAAATTCATTTTCAATATCTTGTTGAGTGTTTCCTCTTACTTCAAATCCTAAATTTCCATCAAACCTCTTTATTTTTAATTTCCAACTCTTTTTCATCTTGCTAGTTCTTACTGGAGAATTATCAACTACAGCTTGCCTTACTATTTCTCCACCTTCTTTTAATGCTCTTCTTTTCTTCTTATCAGAAATATTCATATCGTCAAGCATATCAAAAATATCATCAAACCCTTTAATTTCAATCCCCATTATTAATCACCTGCAATTTAGTTTTTATTTTTAATTCTTTATTTAGGTACTTAATATTATCTGGAGGTTCAATAATCTCATACCTATGTCCTTTAAAAAGAATAAAACAATCAGTATCAATATTTTTATAAAACCTAGTATGAAAAACAGTTATATTTTCCGATATATTTTGTTTGCTATTCCAATATTCTTTTCCATAAAGGTCATTAACATCAGCCCAAGCTTTTTGAAAAGTAACATATTCTTCTATCGGAAATCCTTCTTTATCATAAGTACTTTCTAACCTTTGAAATTCAATTCTGTGCTTTAACTGCCCTATGTTCATATAAGATCACCTTGAGTATATTTTAATTGAGTTATTATAGTATCTAATCCAAAAGCTATTTTACTTACATTTTTGCCTACTGTTTCAACTGACCTATTCTCATACCAATGAGATACTAATATTCTTATAGCAAGTTTATACAATTCTTTTTCATAATCTTTAGCAATTCCAGCATTAGTTAGATACTCTTCAGCACCAATCTGCAATCCTTTAATTAATGTATCTTCCTCTTCCCCATCAATTCTAAGAAACAACTTTAATTCTTCTAATTCCATAATTCACCTCATAAAAAGAGAATGAGATTTTACTCCCACTCTCTATTGACTATTCATTAAGCCTTTTGCTTTTAAATCTGCAATTAAACTATTAAATGCTGTTACTACTGCTGCAACTTCTGCTCCACCATCTAACGCATCTACTTTATTTAACTTATTAATTGTCGCATCTGCACCTTTGGGACCAGCTGGCCCTGGATCTCCTTTTTCACCTTTTGGTCCAGCTGCTCCTGCAGGTCCGGTTTCTCCTCTTTCTCTTTTTGGTCCAACAGGTCCGGGAGTAAGTTCTATATTTACAATACCTTCTTCAATGTGATTTAATTTTTCTTTTTTAGTTTTTAAGTAAAATTCATTTTTCTCATTATGATTCATTTGTATAGGTACTCTATCTACTATCT